TTTATTGCTAACAACCCCGACAAAAAATATTGTACAGAAGAATATGAGTGGATTAATCCAGAAGGTAAACGCTACGGCCGCAATCCAGACTTGCATTAATCATTATAAATAGTATAAATAATGATTAGAGGATTACTATGGCTGAACAAAGTTACTTTATGGGTCAGGATGGTTTCATCTGGTTCGTTGGGGTTGTAGAAGACCGTAACGATCCAGAGTTGCTTGGCCGTGTTCGTGTTCGCGCATTAGGTTTTCATACTGAGGTATTAGAAGACCTACCAACAACAGATTTGCCGTGGGCCCATGTTATGCATCCTGTAACAGACCCCTCTATGCAAGGTATGGGAAACACTCCGGCCTTTTTGGTTGAGGGTAGTTGGGTTATAGGTTTCTTTCGTGACCTAGAAAGACAACAGCCCGTAATTCTTGGTTCGTTGCCTGGTACACCAGAGCTCCCCGCTGATCATCGATTTGGTTTCAATGATCCAAGGAGTCCTTATTCTAATCAAGATGAATATGCGGGCATGGCATCATATGGGCCATATCCTGTTGATGGTTATGAGTATGAAGTTCCTTCCGGCCACAACTTGAAAGAACCAGATACCAATAGACTAGCTCAGGGACAAACATCAGAGACTCATAATTCTCTTATGGAACGAAGATTGAGCCGTCTTAGGGGTGATCCAACAATACTCGACACAACTGTTGGTGTTGATGATACTGGCACCTACCCAAACACAACACAGTTTGGCACCGGCGTTCCTATTGCAACGCAACCATATCTTAAATCTGTTTCAGATGTTGCTGTTGAAGAAAATCGTTTATTCTGGGAAGAGCCAAATCCCAAGTCAACCAAGAAATATGTGAACCCATATAAGTCATCTCAATATCCGTACAACCATGTGTTTGAATCTGAGTCGGGTCACATTACAGAAGTGGATGACAGCCCTGGCGCAGAGAGACTCTTTCGTCAACACACATCTGGAACCTTTGAAGAAATTCATCCAGACGGTTCAAAGGTTGTAAAAATTGTTGGTGACAACTATGAGATTATTGCTGGAAAATCAAATGTCTCAATCACAGGTGATGTTAATCTTACGGTTACGGGAAATGTACGCGAGTTGATCAAAGGAGATTACCATCTGGAGGTTGAGGGCGACTACACTCAAAAGATTCACAAGAACCACCGCGTTAAGATTGGGGCTGGTGAGAGTGGTGGTAATCGTGAGGAAGAAATTCTTGGCAATCACTCCTTTAATATTAAACAGAATGTTAAGGGGCGCATTGGGGAGAAGGTCAACGTCACCACAGAGGGAGATGAAGTTCGGTTGAATAATGGTAATTATAAGCAGGGCATAAAACTTAATATGTCCTTGATGGCTGGAACGAAAGAAGGTAATATGACTTTAAATACAACAGGTAATATGTCTATCTCAACAACATCAGGCATCGTATCTGTCAAGTCTGGCAGCACGCTTAATATGAAGTCTGCAACATTGATGACTATTGCTTCAGAAACAACTATTGACATGGATGCGACAACAGAGGTTGATGTTGATGCTGCAACAATTAATTTGAACTAGGATACGACATGGCAGAATTCCAGTTGATAGTAAATGGAGAATTGGTTACCTACGATAGTTATGAAGATATACCAGAAACTTTTGAACATGTGATTAAGTTTTTACCTGACACACCAGAGCCAGAAGGTGATGATGGTAATCATACAGATGAACAACACGAAGCAATGTTAGTGTGGAATACACGATTGCAAGAACTGATGGAGAAGGAACGTGCCCGCAGCAACTAGAATTGGTGACGCAGATGTCACACATTGTTCAGCGCCTGCAAGAGCAGCAGGTTCACCTAATGTATTTGTGAATAGTATTGCATGGAGTAGGCAGGGTGACAACAATACATCACACCTGTTACCCGGCACACCCTGTCCAGCTCATGCTGCGCCTATTGCTACAGGGTCAACAACTGTCTTTGTAAATACAAAGGGCGCTGGTAGAATTGGTGATGGTATTAGTGGTTGCACATCGGTAGCGGCCGGTAGTCCTAACGTGTTTGCGGGGGGATAGGAGAAACAATGCCGACGATACCAAATTTATGCGGCGCAAGTCCAGAACTTGATGAAGCGTTAACAAAGCTAGAAGAGTTGGAAAATGATCTGACAGCTAAAATAGATGCCGTGGCATCAGAGGCAGCTGCAGTTGCCGAGGCTGCTGTAACAGAATTAAAAGCTGCATTTGATGGCCTTGCGGTGGACTTACCAGAAGTTCCCCCTCTTAATCTTCAAGCAGAGATAACAAGTCTTCTAGCGCTACCGAAAACTACGCCCGGAGAAGTGCTGGCATATACATCTAAACTATCAAATATTGAAACAAATTTTGGGACTGAGTTAACTTCTGCTGGAAAGAGTTTAACCACACTAGTCTCTGATGCTACAACTGCAATATCTGGTGATGGTGATTTGTGTACAGCAGTTCCCAACTTTGAAAAGGCAGCAGATGGTAGCGCTCCAGCTGTTGAGAAAGCTGCAGCAGTATTACAAGCAGCAGTTCCACCTTTAGCAGAGAAGTTGTCTGAAATTGTTGAAAATCCAAATGTCGCTGCTAAAGTTGTTGAACTTAGAGAAAAACTTGAAAAAAATATACAGCCTGGAGCAGATGGTGGTTTTGAAGTTTTTGGGGATTTGGCTGCTGATTATAACGACAGCGATTCTGTTAATAATGAAGTTGCAGAGAAGAGTAAAGAGATAACTATAGTTAAAGAGGGCATAGCAACCACAACGAAAGTTGTTACTGCTAAAGAATCTGTAGTAAGAACTACTTTAGCAGAAGCTGAGTCAACAACCACAACAACGGAATCTGTGACAACAACCACATCTACTAAATCAGAAGATGTTACAAAAACTGCTCCATCATCTAAAAAAACTGTAGCGGACGGCGGCAGTAAAACAACATATGCAAAAAAAGCTACTATTGCTAAAGATGGATTCACTGCTCAGCCTAAAACAGTTGAGGAGTTTATCAAAGACAAACCTGATGCTTTTGGAAATGGCCTACTGGATTTTAGTGATGCTGAAGAGGATTTTATTACATTAAGTCATAAACCAATTAAAGTTATTGACGTTAAGGCATTTTATTCAGGCGCAGGGAAAAGGATGCCAGTTCGGATTTATTCGAGCGAGTCGCTTAACGAAACGTCAAGAAGTGCTTGGGCGATTGACCCGGCCATTGGTCCTAATAATATAAGGATTTTAAAAAATGGTAGAACCTATGGAAAATATATTCTTGGTACAAATGGAAAAAGTAAAAGATTTCAAGATGTGGTTTATATTGTAGAGTATCAATATCTTGATACATATAACCCGAATGTTAAAAAGGCTACAACTAGTACTGGTGAACCTATTGAGACTAAGAGTCCAGCATTAAAAGCTAAGGAGGATAAAGCCGCGGCCGAGTTGGCCGAATTGAACGCACTATGTGTTAGCGATGCTAATATTGAACGGGGCGTATCAGTACAGAGACATCAATCAGGTATGAAGATGGTGACTGTCCTTGTCGCCACCCCAGCATATTATGGCAACCTCATGAGTCTTGGTACTACTATTTCATCTGCGTATGGCAATGTTTCAAAAAAAGCAGCAAAGAAGGCATTAACGTGATTATAAAAAGGAAGAGTATAGTCACCCTAAATATATTATATTGGATGCCAGACTACACCAATATTCTACAGGAGTTTACTTGGCAGACAAACGATATTAATCCAGACTATCCAAGAGTTCATAAATTTTTGAATTTTTGGCATGACAATATTGAAGCAGTAATATCAGAGGTTAGAATTGTAGATAGTTATGAAACAGGATATAGACCAGTGAAGGAGATATTTAATGGATAAATACTTATAAGACTTCTTATAAATAATAAGAACAGGAGTCAACAATGGCAACACCGACAGCTCATCCAGATGCACAAGGTCAAAATGATATTGCTCGCAATACTCAGCAGTATATAGATTTAGACCTTTTCTTCTCAAGAAAGTCTGTGTCTAATGATGTGAATACGGTAACAGATATAACGGCGGTCAAGCGTTCTATCCGTAATCTTGTGTTGACAAATCACTATGAGAAACCCTTTCATCCAGAGATTGGCTCTGGTGTGAGGGATATTTTATTTGAACCCATGACTCCATTTATTGCTCATATTTTAACTATGAAAATACAGGATGTTATTGAGAATTTTGAACCAAGAGCTAAGGTAATAAATATTTCTGCTAGACCAGATATAGATCGTAATGAATATGAACTAACGATACAATTCTTCGTTGTAAATGCTCCAACAGAATTAGTTGACTTAACATTAATGTTAGAGAGATTACGATAATGGCTGTAAATGATAAAAGATTAACTGTAACAGAATTTGACTTTGATGAGGTGAAGGATAACCTTAAAGTGTTCCTTAAAGGTCAGACAGATTTCACCGATTATGATTTTGAGGGTTCTGGTATGAGCGCATTGTTAGATGTCCTTGCATACAACACTCACTATCTAGGTTTCAATGCAAACATGCTAGCAAACGAGATGTTTCTTGACAGTTCAAGTCTGCGTTCAAGTGTAGTATCTCATGCTAAAACTCTTGGTTATGTGCCGGGGTCTTCTAAGTGTCCAGTTGCAACAGTTGATATTGTATTGAACACAACCGCACTCGCTAATGCAACAATGTCGGCCGGAACAATTTTTAAATCAAATGTCGGGGGAACCTCTTATCAATTTGTAACTGCAACTGACAGGACATCTTCAAATATTGGCTCTGGTATTCCATACTTGAATACCAAAATTTATGAGGGGACATATGTAACAACCAGATATACGGTTGATTCTTCAAATGCAGATCAAAGATTTCTTATAACTGATAATAGAGCTGACACATCTACACTAAGAGTTCAAGTTCAAACTTCAGCTGGTAATACAACTGTTACCTCATACACAGAAGCAACCGACATAACCCAACTCTCGACAACAAGTAATGTGTATTTTCTCCAAGAGGTTGAGTCTGCTAAGTTTGAGGTATATTTTGGAGATGGATTAATTGGTACTGCATTGTCCGAAGATAATATTGTAATTCTTACATATGTTGTTGGTAATAGAGAGGCAGCTAATGGCGCATCTATATTCACAAACTCTTCTTCTATTGCGGGGATTGCTGATGTCGCCGTGGCCACTGTAGACATTGCAAATGGTGGCGGTAACCCTGAGTCACTTCAATCAATAAAATACAATGCTCCACTTGATTATGCTGCTCAAGGGAGATGTGTCACTGCCGAAGATTTTAAGGTGTATACAAAACAATTATATGCTAACGCACAGGCTGTCCAAGTATTTGGCGGTGAGGACGGTTCATATGATTCGAGCCTCGGTGTGGTTAGTACGGCAGAATATGGCAAGGTTTTTATTGCGATTAAATCAACCACCGGATTAAATCTTACAGCAACAGAGAAACTCCAACTAGTAGCAGACTTTAAAAAATATAAAGTTATGTCTATAACTCCCGTTATCGTTGATGCAGAAACAGTCTTCCTTATTTTAAATACGACATTCAAATATGATTCTAGCAAAACAACTTCATCAGTTGATGAATTAGAAACCATTGTAACAAACACACTCGCAACTTACAATGATTCAAGTCTTGAACAGTTTGATGGACTGTTCAGATATTCAAAAGTTTTGGGTTTGATTGATAGCAGTGACACTTCAATATTAAGCAATTCAACAAGTGTCACACTGGCAAAATTCTTCACCCCGATTTTAACCGCATCCACTGCGTACTATCTTTATTTTAACAATGCGTTTTACCACCCACACACTGATCACAATGCCGCAGCTGGCGGCGTCATTGCATCTACAGGTTTTTATATTAGTGGTGATGCAGACAATCAAAGATTTTTTGATGATGATGGCGACGGAAATTTAAGAGCATATTATCTTTCTGCTGGGGTTCGGGTTTATGATTCTGCAAATGTTGGTACGGTTAATTATTTAGCGGGGACGGTATCAATAACAGGAATTTACATAACCACAGTAGGTCTTGTTGATGGCGAGGCATCTGCTTCAATTAGAATAACAGCTATTCCTGATTCTAGAGATATAGTTTCTGTTCGTAACCAAACACTGGAGATTGATTTTGTAAATAGTCTTATAACAGGAGAGGTAGACACAATTGCGGTAAGTAACAGTGGCGCAGGGGCATCTTACACAACCACATCTGCTTACCCCCCAACATCGGGTTATTAAAATGTCCCCTTTTGATAGTTTACCGTCAGGCGATTTAACCTCTAAAATTAGCACCCAAATTGATGGTCAGCTACCTGATTTTATTCAAGCAGATCATCCTATATTTTCTAAATTTCTTAAACACTATTATGAGTATTTGGAATCTGGTGAGCTCCGCGTTACAGTAACTATTGATAATCTTCTTTTAGAATTAGAGACTGCATCTCATGTACTTACTCCTGATGGCACCAAGATTGTTCTTGAATCTGGCGCCGGGACAGATGGCCAGTTTAATGTTGGTGAAACCATAACTGGTGCAACCTCAAAAGCTACTGCTAAAATTTTAGTAGATGACTTGGGTAATACTACTCCAAGGCTCTTTATCTCATCACAACAAAAGTTTATCACTGGCGAAACTGT